CCAATAGCGCAGGTCCGTTGGCATTTAAAAATGGAAACAATGGCGACACTGTAATGACTTTGCAAACTGCGGGTACTCAGAATACTGCGGATTATCCAGATATACCCGACGAGGGCATTTTGTGTGCCAACGGGGTTTTTGTTAATTTCTTGGCCGCTGATGTTGCAGCTTTTACGGTGTTTTATAACTAATGGCTACGACCAAGAATGTAGAGCGTTTACCCAGTGGGCGTTTGAAATACCGAGGCGAAACTTTTGCGGGATACAACAAGCCTAAAAGAAGTGTCAAAGGGGCTAAAAAGTCGGTTGTTTTGGCAAAAAAAGGAACTGAAGTGAAGTTAGTTCGATTTGGTGACGCCAATATGACTATTAAGAAAAGTCAGCCCGGAAGGCGCAAAAATTTTAGAGCCAGACATAATTGTGATACTGCAAAAGATAAATTTACGGCTAGATATTGGTCATGTAAAGCATGGTAAAAGACATAGAAGTTACGATTACCGAAGAAATCAGGTCTTGGTCTAAAGAATCTTTAGAACAAATAAACCCTAATTTTGGTAATTTACCACCGTGCCCTTATGCCGAAAATGCTTGGGAGACGGATCGTGTAGGTATCGGATTTAAAAGATCGCCTTCGTGGCAAGACCTGACCACTATATTGTCAACTTGGGACGATAAGTATGATCTGACTATATTGGTTGATTTGGATTATATGAAGGACCGAGAGCGTTTCTACGCTTACGTGGATGGTTTAAACGAAGGGATTGCTCAAGGTATTTTTATCGACAAAGATCTTTGGTTGATGTCTTATCATCCAGATGATGAACCAAACGAATTGGTTTATGCCGACGAGGTTTTTGAAGGCGTAATTGATACTGATTACGCAATGGTTTTTATACAACGATTAAGCAAGTTGCATGAAGCCGCAGAAAAGTTAAAGAAAACAGACTATTACAAAGAATATGAGCAGCAGTTTGGTTTGATGGAAATGTTAAGAGTACGTGAAACTTATTATCGGAGGCTTAAAGATGGCACGTAAAAAACAAGGTTACAACGCACGTTTAGACGAGTCCCTTGGAGAAAGAAACAAAGGCAAAAAAACACAAAGCTTGAAATCTCGTCGTGATGAAAGCAAAGGCACAGAAAAAGCTATGGGGAAAAGAGCTTATTCTGCTGTGTCTACAATGGATAAAGGCAATAGAAAGCGTAAAGCCGCGCCTAAAAGAGTTGTTAATTTAGGTGCAGGTGGACCCGTTCCTCCC